CGTCAGGTATCGATCCTGAATCCGGTTCTTAATAAGTGAAATTTTTTGTTTGCTGTATCTGTCCTTCTGAATATCATATTTAGTTATATAACTTATTATACATTTTGAGTGTCAGTTTTTATTATCGAAGATAATAAAAACCTTTGTTAAATTAATTTATTGATTATAAATATAATGGTTAAAATAAAAAGTAAACGTATAATGAAAGGAGGATATTTAGACAGTACCTATTGTCAACATTGTGAAGAAATTACTTGTCCGACGGAACTAAGGACACGAAGGACACGAAGTACAAGAAACGTTCGCAAAGCGGGTGTCTCAGTGCCAGCAACAGCAGTAGCTAAAACAAATAATGCAAATGCAAAAGCAAAAGCAGCAAATAATGCAAAAGCAAAAGCAGCAAAAGCAGCAAATAATGCAAAAGCAAATGCAGTAAAAAAAGCAGCAAATAATGCAAAAGCAGCTAAAAATAAAACAAATGCATCAAATAAAGCAAATAATGCAAAAGCAAATAATGCAAATGCAACAAATAAAGCAGCAAATAATGCAAATGCATCAAATAAAGCAGCAAATAATGCAAATGCATCAAATAAAGCAGCAAATAATGCAAATAAAGCAAATAAAGCAGCAAGAAATGCAAATAATGCAGAAAAAGCACAAAAAAGAGGTGGTGGTAATAAAGTTAAATCGGTCAAGTCTAAAAAAGGTTTAATGATGTATTATTACAAAGGAAAAAGGATTAGTAAAGATAATGCATCAAAACTTCGCAAAAAATAAAACTATTTAGAGTTATTAAAATAATTATAAATAATGATGAATTCATATAATAATTCAAATAAACGAAAACGAAGACGTATAACAAATGAAGATAGTGATGATGATAATGAAGATTCTGATAAAAATGATCACATTGAAGTTGTTGATAATCATATTTATTTTTATAGCGATGTTTCAAGAAAATCAGTTTTTACATTGAATAGTTGTTTTAAGAAAGCATCTCAGTATATTATGAGGAATAATTACCAGCAAGATTCAGATAAAAATTTTATTTATCTGCATATTTTTAGTGATGGTGGCTGTGTATTTTCAGCCTTTGCAATTATAGATATTATTAAAAGTTCTAAAATCCCAGTTGTTTCAATTATAGAAGGTTGTGCTGCGAGTTCAGCCACAATGATTTCTGTAAGTTGTCATAAGAAAGTTATTAGAGAATCTGCATTTATGCTAATACACGAAATCAGTGGCGGAATGTTTGGCAAAATGTCAGAATACAAGGACGAGTTAAAGAATATGAAAGCACTTATGAAACGTTGTCGTAAAATTTATAAAGAAAATACAGGTATTGATTTAGATGATATGAAAGAACAATTGAAACGAGATATATGGTGGGGAGCAAAGAAGTGCTTAAAATATGGTCTCGTTGACGAGATAATTTGAAAAAATTATCGAAATTATCTAAGATTATCGAGATAATTTGAAAAAATTATCGAAATTATTTAATCTTTTTGAACAATTTTTTCATTTGTTTCTTTGCCAATTTTGGATTGGTTTTGTACAATTGATTGAAATAATTCACATAACTTCCATAACAAAGTTTTGCACTTCCACCGAATTGTGCAGAACTACCTCCTCCTGCTTGTGCAATTTGTTTAATATCTAATGTAGCTACACCAACAGTGAAAAAATCATCAATATCAGATAAATTTACAACATGTGATGTTATTTTTTCAAAATATTCACATGCCGATGGAATATGTGGGGTGGCTGGTACAGCAACCGGTTCACTATAAATCATATCTAAAAATGCATCTTTTTGTGAATTTTCGTCAATCATCACATTACCAGTGGGAGGCCCATTATTATGATTTAATGCAGCAGCAAATCCACCTACGCTTTGATTTCTAAGTGAAGAACTGGCTGCACCAGCTACTGTAACAGGGGCACGTACGCCTGGCCCGACAACATTTTGTGTATTCTGAACAGTAGTCAACTCCTCCAATGTTCTCATTCTAACAAGTGTTGTTGCATTAATAGAGTACGGATTTGTATAATTTTCTAGCCTTACCCGTCCACAAAAACATCTAGGTTCACCACCATCCCATGCACGGTTATATAATTCAGGATAAGAATTGATACTATAAGGTCTTATCTTATCTATAAAAATACCTTGATCTAATAACCCATGGCCACGTTCAACAACGTTTAACGCATTATTATCATCCTTCGTTCCTTCACACACTTGAAATCCACTAAATAATTCACAGGCTACTAATGTTCCTCCGTTCCCCGCGGCGGCGCTAGGATATTGTGAGGCACCCGTCATAAAGTTGCGAACCATAACATTTTCAGTTGGGTCTGCTACACGATTAGCAGCACCAAAACCATTCTTCGCTGCTGGTGCAATGGTGTATTTAAATCCCCCAACAGGGACAACACCATGTCCATATTGAGCAAAATTAACAATGTTACTATTATTATCACCAGCAGTAGTGTTTGCACCATGTAAAGCAGCTAAAAGAACAGGAGTATTAATCATAGCATCATACAATGGATTTTGAACAATATAATTATTAGTAGCACCTAATCTACAAATTGGTAAGTTGGCTCGAATGCCTAGCGCCAGGGCCGGGTCCGCATTTGCATGTTGAGTATATGGAGTACGTCCTGTTTTTCTCTCTTTTAGTTTGGTAAAAATACTTTCCATTTCAGAGAATTTACTTCTATCATCCCCGGGATTCACAAGAACTTTGGCCCCATCTTCCTGAACACAAAATACATTACCATAAGTAGCCAATGGACAATTTAGCCGATCGTCACATACTTGGTAATTAGACCCCACTGGTTCCATTTCATTTCTATAGTGTTCTTGTTCTTCAACAGATGCACGATTAGAAGCTCCCGCCGCAGTTACGCCAAATTGTGAAAATAACAAACATACTTCTCTTATATCCATACTTCCAGGAGCCCCAGCTGGTCGGTTAACGCGGAATTGATTAATGGCCCCAGCGGTCGCCGCTGGTCCGGCTAACGCGTCGAGCATTGGCGGAACGGCGACAGGGGCACCGGCGACGGCATGTTCTTCCAATATAAATCCAAAACGAGGAAGAAGCATTTGAAATGTTAATCCTGCATTATAACATGCTTTAAAAAGTTTAGGCACATTGCTAATATATCTTTTATATGCATTAACATAAGTTCCAAAAGTAACAGCATTGTTCTGCATTAAACTAGAATCTACATTCAGATCCATTAATCCCAAATCTCTGTGTAAATCATCTGCAAGGCCTTTAAGAGTATCACGGTGCAACCACAATAATCGATGTCTAAGTTTATTATTCGGACCACCAACAGCATTAGCACCATCAGTACCAGCACCATAAATATTTGCATAATTATTAGGATTCTCTGGGTGTACCGCATCCAAATCAGCCTGATTAGTTGGGGCAGCTCCATTGACACGAGCTAATAAACGACGACATTGTGCTATTAATACTCTTAATAAACCATGATTATTATTAGATGAATTAGCTATTACTGAATTTTGTGGAACTATTTGTCGACTTATCGGAATATAAGGGGGGATTTGAAGATTGGGGCCACCATTATTGAGCATCTCGAACACGTTGCCAGTTGGCAACATAGATTTATTCCATGCAGGAATATTGACATGTGCTGCTTGGGGATTATAAGCACTATATATATTTGCAAGCAATACACATTTATTTTGCCGAGACAGCACTTCTGCTTTAATCAAAGTCATAAGAGCATTAATTTCCCGAACAATATATGGTCTTGTTACAATAGTTTTTAATGCCTGTACATCAACTGGTGCCGCAACACCCTCTTGGTTCATATTTAAAGATCCACCAGGTCCTGCTTGTGCACTACATGCACGAAATACTGCTAATAATTGACCATTGGGTATCCCCAGTGCTACCGCATTGACAGGGGTAGCATATACGTATGGATTTAGATTTAACCATCCAGAATTAGCTACATTATTTAGTACAGGAGGAGGTGGGACACCTAACCCATATCTAAGAGGTGTTCCATTTGCGGTTAATATTTCATTATTAACACCACCGTCATGTGCTCCGAAAATATGCATCCATGCTCTACACATAGCTATGACAGTGAGAGGGGCAGCCGCTAAACCATAATTAGTGCTATTCATTGAAGCAAGAAAATAAAAATTAATAATATTAGCTATTTTATTACCAATTTCAACCATTCTATTGCCCCATGTTATATTATCCAGACTACGATCCATTATAGTACCTGGATGGGGCGCAGTTGTTGTAAGTGCATGGCGCGAAACTTGTCTTCCTGTCGCCGCGTGCATTGCACTAGCCATCATATGTGATTGTTTAATTTTTAATAAACTCTGTGCCCTACGAGTAGCAGTTTTCACTAAATCAAGAGTTAGCTGAATATCCTGTTTGTAAGTATTTCGCATTGCCACATTATCTGCTCCAGTTCCTACGATTCCTGTCACCGGCCCGGCTCCTGCCGCAGCAACAAGCATAAATGATTGATAATTATTTGAACCAACTGGGTCAAGTGCTGTTACACCATTGTTCGTAACGATAATATTTGGGTCTGTGATTAAAACATTACTAATAGGGGCAGCACACGTATATACTCCAAATTGAAAACCTACACCACCTATATTTTGAAAAACTGATGGATAATTCTTAGCAATAAGTGTATTATAATGATGCATAGCAGCAACATATGGGTGTTGTGCTACTACTCCTCCTCCTACTGTGTTTGTTGATTGTGGACGAGGCATATCAAAATCATTTAAAACAAAGCCCAGCGTGGGGCGAGCTTGAATCCCTCTAATTGGAAATGTGCCATTGTTGGGAACAGTTATGATAGCAGGGGGGACCAGTGGTCTTTTAAAATCAAATATCCCAGCTGGATGTATCCCAAGGCCCCTCGGAATTTGATTCCAACCACATGCAGCAGTAGCATTATAGTTGGCCGCACCATCTGGTCCAGGACTACCCGCTGCGCCCGCATATGGCAGGCATATAGCAGCAGGATCGTTGCCCTGAATACCTACACCACAATTTTCATGCAATAAGTAATAAATTTTTCTCCATTCGGCCATAGTAAGTCTTTTATCTGTATGTTGTTTCCTAAAACCTGGCGTTCCTACCATTGCATCTGCCGCCCATAACTGACCGGGACTTGCATCTCCACTAATAACATCCTGGTCTTCCATTTGTACATATGGTGGTGGCGTTATATTTCCGTTGCCAAGTAAAGAATTTAAATAATCCTGGGCAGCATGACATGTAGCAACCAATCCTGCAATAGTGCCATCTTCTCTAACCCCGTGGCCAATAGCTCGTCTTGTTGCCGCCTGAGCAATCATAGTTGTGCCAAATAAACCATATGAATCGCCAATTTCAGCAATTGTATCATCGGCCGCAAGATCTAATCCATTAAATTGGAAAAATCTGTATGCATCAATCCAAGTAGAACGATCAATAAAACTCGCCCCGGATCTTTTAGTATCACCAACAACAATTGTAATTGCACCTTTTGGTGTTCCATTTAAAAGATCACAATTTGTAAATCCCTTGGTTGATGTTCGACTTGCACCGAACAAATTGCCTTTTTTAGTAAATGTATAAATTTTTGTATCTCTTACATCAGGCTTAAAAGTGATCATAAGTCTTTTAGTAAGAATCTTTTTATCATTGCTCTGTTTTTGTAATTTTTCAAATATTTTTGCCACTTGTAATCCAACATTAGCACTTAAAAGTGATATTTTTTTATCTGTATCTTCTATATTAGCAACTATCCGTTTATAATTGGCATCTGGTAAAGATTCTGGATTAATAATTTCAATTAATGCTGGTGCAATATATCTTTTGGTCAACATTTTATGTTTATCCAATAATTCTCTTATATCTGCTGTTAACTGAGATATTATAAGTGGGTTTATAACACCAGATACATCTAATCCATCTATTGCCCCAGTAATTCTTGTACCAATACAACTTACCAATATTTTAGAATTTAAAGTAAATCTTTGTAAGTCACCTGCCCCAAGCGTATGAGTTGGACTATTATTAAGAACATTCATTAAAGTATATAATGAAGTACAATACGCTTGAATATCTCCCTGCAAAGTTGCACTTTTCACCGCAGGTGTGGCAAATGCTGCAGTATATTCTCCTGTTGGTTGGGGAACAGCAACAGCAACACCAACACCACCTGCTATAAACCATGACATTGCTGGAATTGGTGGAACTGCTGTTGCAATAGTTTGTGATGTAAATAATCCAGGAATGTGATTTAATGCCGCGCTTAATTCGAGTTCTCTAATATTAACTAATGTTGATCTTCCCAAATGAAGAAATCCTGAAAATTTGATTAATGACGCTTTAACATCTTGAAAACGCAATGTCTGTGTCGCACCACGGGCCCCTTTAACCTTAACTTCTGCATTATCTTTAAGTGGCCATTCAGATTTGACATCAAAATTTCTAACACCAAACCAATATCCAAATATACAATATTTGTGATCAAATAAAGTTTTTCCGTCTTCTTTCCGTCTGATAAAACAAAACATAGGTTCCAACATTCTACCTTCAACTTTTGAATTAACTAAATTAATATAATATCTTGCTAACATTTGTCTAAAAAGATGAGCCTCTTGATATTTATTAAAATCACCAGGAGGTGCGCCAGTACGAGTAGAAGTTTCATCACCTCTAACATGTTCTCGTACCAATCTAAGAAATGATCTTATATTTGGAACTTTTATTGCATTTTCTCTAAGTTCTAAAGAAAACATTGGTAAACCTTCTGGATTCCCTACTCCTGATGGATCTTGTTGTGGAGTAGTTTGATTTGGGTCATGAACAAAAAAATCATAGGGCTGGTCACCTTGTCTGGTGGGGCCAACAACTGGCCCCCCTTGGGCATAAACAGCAGCAGCACCAGGATTAATTCTAGCTAGCCTTGCTTGTGAAAAAACAACATTAAATTTATAAAGATCTCTACCAGTTCCGACTCCTGCACCAGGTGTTCTTAATTTTGTACTCACAATTGTAATTCCATCACATGCATCCTCTAAGAAATCAATATGTGGTCCATTTTTAAATAAACTTTGAATAGCTGTCTGATTATCTGGACCATGAGCTGATGTAAGTGAAGAAAGTGATGGTCCACTTGCATTAACCCCATGTATTCTATCATACCAATGTTCTTCATCACTTTGTTTTTTGGCGGCGGTAGAATCTGTTAACCCCCACTTAGAATGTGATGGATCATCTCCCGATAAAATACCTTTAAATGTAAATAAGTCATAATCTCGATGTCCTGATGACTTGACATCTTTAAACCATTTATTTCCTGCTGGATGTAATGTTACCGATAAATATGCTTCTGGTAAATTTTTTCGGTCAGTTTTTGCAGTAGCACGTCTTCGAATTTTTTTCCCCTTCCCATTTGAAGTATTTTGGTACCTTACTCTTGACGTCATTTTATATAATATATAAATATAATTTATTTAAATATTCGACGACTATTTTATATCAATTAATACTATATGAAGATTAAAAAAGATTTTATTATTTTATCAATTATTCTTTTATTAAATGCAATCGGAATTATATTATATTTCAAATTTTTACAATATAAATATAAAAAAAATTATACTAATCACGATGTACTTAATAAAAAAATTATAGATATTCCTATAATAAGTAAAAATTGTTGCTCATGGTGGCCTATTAGTCATTTTGTTTCTTTTACAATTTATTCATACATGTTTCCTCAATATAGCATAGTTTTATTTATATATGGTGTTTTATGGGAAATTATTGAAATAATAATAAATATTTTTGAAACCAAAAAAGGAGAAATTGTTAAACACCAACAAACACGTAATGGTGATAATATAGAATATGTTACATGGTGGTCAGGTAGTTATAAAGATATTCTATTTAATCTCGGTGGAATTATATTTGGAAGAATTATAAAAACTTTACTTTAATTTAACAATATCTTATTTAAACAACTTTAAATAATATATAATATGACTATTGTTGATCAATACTTTGAATACTATAAAACATTCTCTAAAAAATATGGAGAAAAAACTGTCATCCTCATGGAAGTTGGTAGTTTTTTTGAAATTTATGGAGTTGATAACTCAAAAGAAAAAATTGGAAATATTAAAGAAATTACAGATATTTTAAATATTACATTATCGAGAAAAAATAAAACTATAACAGAAAATAATAGAAAAAATAGTCTAATGGCTGGATTTCCATCACCTGCTCTATCAAAATTTTTACCAGTATTATTAAATAATAAATATACAGTTGTTTTGGTTGAACAAACAACACCCTCGCCTGAACCTAAAAGAGAAGTAACAAAAATTTTAAGCCCAGGAACTTACATTAACCAAATTTCTAATAAAGATGAAAATAATATTTCATCCATTTATATTGAAGAATCATTGTGTTCCAAAACCGGTAAATTGAATCTATTATTAGGTTTAAGTACAATAGATGTTTCAACAGGTAAATGTAATGTATGTGAAATTATTAATTCACCCGAATATATTTATGAAAATATGTTTCAATATATAGAATCAAATAATCCAAAAGAATTAATTATTATTAGTAATTCAAGTAAAATTAAATCAATGTTCCCTCATAGAACAACATATAATATTGAACCTGATAACAAAAAAAATAAAATCAATTATATTAATACTTTTTTAAATAAAATTTATGACTCGGGAATGCTTTCTGCATTAGAATTTATAGATCTTGAAAGAAAATTATATGCTGCAAAAAGTTTTATTTACTTATTAAATTTTGCATATGAACACAATGAAAAAATTATAGAAAAAATTGATAAACCTGAGATTTGGTTATCAACAAATCACTTAACACTTTATAATAATACATTATATCAATTAAATATTGTTGGCGATGATTCTAATAATTTAGTTTCAATCTTAGATAAAACATCTACAAATATGGGAAAAAGATTATTAAGAAGAAGTATTGTTAAACCAATGTTAACAGGTTTGTCAAAATATTATGATATGATTGAACAATTTACCCCACATATCAAAGATATTGAATTATCTCTAAACAATATAAGCGATATTGAAAGATTAAATAGAAAGATAAATTTACAAACAATTAATCCACATGAATTATATAATTTTTATTTATCTTTGGAATATTGTAATGAATTAGCAAAAACATGCAATAATTTTTATAATTTTAAGAATAAATCTTTTAAAAAGATATTGAAATATTTTAAAAATACATTTGACTTTGAAAGTCTATCTAAATATACAATGAATCAGATTGCAGAATCTATTTTTAATCCAAACGTTTTTCCAGAAGTTGATAGTATCCAAAATGAAATTAATAATGGATTTGATTATTTTAAACAAGATATTGATAAATTATCATTAAAAATTGATGAAGATTATGATTCAGATACTGATACTTATATAAGACTTGATTATACTGAAAGAGATGGTTATTTCTATGTAACTACAAAAAAAAGATACAAATTACTTAACAAATTAATAGAATCAAATGAATATAAACTTAAACCACAAGGTTCAAATTTTAAATTATTTTCAGATAAAATAACAACACAATCAGATAAATTAGTATTATTAAAGGAAAAAATTAAAGTTATTAATAAAGAATGCTTTACTAAAACATTAGAACACATTTACAAAAAATTTAATATTTTTATAAAAGATTTAATTGAAGATATTTCAATAATTGATTACACTAAATCAAATGCCAAATGTGCAATTGAATATAATTATAAAAGACCAATTGTTGATGAAAAATCATCATTAATTATGAAAGGCTTGAGGCATCCTATTATAGAAAGATTGCAAAGTGGTATTGAATATGTCAAAAATGATATAGATTTTGATAAAAGTGGAATATTATTATTTGGATTAAATGGAGTTGGTAAATCATCATTAATGAAGGCAGTCGGATTATCAGTTATTATGGCACAGGCTGGGATGTTTGTACCATGTGATACAATGATATTTAAACCATTTACAAAGATTTTTTCAAGAATTACAGGAACGGATAATATTTTCAAAGGACAATCATCATTTACAGTTGAGATGGAAGAGTTAAGAGCTATATTAAAATATTCAGATGAAAATAGTTTAGTATTGGGAGATGAAATATGTAGAGGAACAGAAACAGTTTCGGGTTTATCTATTGTAACTGCATCTGTTTCAGAATTATCCAAGAAAAAGAGTAAATTTATATTTGCAACACATTTACATAAATTAGAAGAGTTAGTTGAAGATTCTAATATTAGATTTTGTTATTTACATGTTGAGGTTAATAATAATGAAATGATTTATCATAGAAAAATTAAAGATGGTATTGGTTCTTCATTGTATGGATTAGAAGTTGCAAAATATTTATTAGATAATAATGATTTTATAAAAAATGCGTTTAAAATTCGGAACAAAATAATTAATAAAAATAATGATTTATTATCAACAAATGTATCAAGATATAATTCAAAATTGTATATAGATAAGTGTCAAATGTGTGGATCAATAAATTCATTGGATACACATCATATAAAATTTCAAGAAATGGCCGACGATAATCAGTATATTGAACATATTCATCAGAATGATTTAAGTAATTTAATAGTGTTATGTAAAGAGTGTCATCAAAATTTACATAATGGGAAATTTAATATTGAGGGTTATTTATTTACAAATAATGGTTTAAAAGTTAAAAAAAATAAAATAAAGAGTAAAAGAAATAAGAAATATAATGAAGACCAAATAAAAATAATTAATGGTTTCAAAAATGAGGATTCGGTTGGCAGTGCTCGCAAATCAATTAAATATGTTATTGAAACATTAAAAACAGACCATAATATAAGAATTAGTCCTACAACTGTTAAAAAAATATGGAATAATAATTATTAAAAAAAATATTATTATATAATATAAATGAATCACGTTCTTTCTTCTATACCCACTGAGCTTCTTGCAAGCATTGTTCTTATGATTGTTTTCTTTTCTCTTCTTTTTGCATATGGCTTCCATGGCTTATTGAAGTTTGGTAAAGGTGTCAACTACTTAATGGCCGTTATGTTAGGTGTTATATCAGTTCTCCTATGTGTTGGCCTTGTTATGTCTGCAATTGAATATATTGCAGATGAACATATGACACAAGAACAAAAAGATACTGCACGTCGCAGTATGTTAATGATGGCTGTTTCATCAGTTGTTGTTGGACTTCTAGCCCTTGTTAAATACAATTATGGTAAATTATTTGATGCACTCAATAAAACTTTACCAGCCAATAAGAAAAGATTATTTCGAAAGAAATAATTAATTTATAATAAACGATAATTAATTTATCGTTTTTTGTTTTCATGTGCAATTCTCTCTGTAATTTTATTCACAAACATTTGTTGCTCTTTTTCTTGGTGCCAACCATTACTCCCAACTGGGTATTTTGGATATACCCTACTTACTAGTGGCATGTGAATCGTTTTTCTATGTATTTTAAATTTTCTTGTCATTTTATATTAAACATTAACAATGATGTTTTATTTATTTAAAATCATTTTTTATTTATCGTTTTTTTGTTTTCCTGTGCAATTCTTTCTGTAATTTTATTTACAATCATTTGTCGTTCTTTTTCTTGGTGCCACTCATTACTCCCGATTGGATATTTCGGGTATACTCTACTTACTACTGGTCTGCAAATCGTTTTTTTGTGTGTTTTAAATTTTCTGGGCATTTTATATTAAAAAATAATAATGATGTTTTATTTATTTAATATCATTTTTTATTTATAACTATGTAACTCGCGTAACAGAGTTAACAATATTATGCACTTTTATTGCATTTTATACAAGGATACTGTACCTTGTTTCACACAATCTGTTACAACATTTTCCTCTACTTGATATACAAATGTTTACTGTAAATTAATAGTTTCAGTAATAGATTCGATTTTTTTCTGAACTAAATCATCATCTGCACTATTAATATTAAGTGTTCTTTCTATTTCACTAACTCTTTTTAATGCTGCATTTAATTTAATTGCAAGAATATTTACACGTGTATGTAAAGTTGTTGTATGACCAACAACATTGCTTAATGCATGTTTAACTTCATTGATTTTAATCTCTGACATATTATATTTTTATTCTATAAAATATTTATTTGAATTAAACGAGATAATTAATAAAAAAATGATTTAAAAAATATTTAATTTATATTAAATATAATATAACATGATAATACCAATTCGCTGTTTTTCCTGTGGAAAATTAATTAGTAACATTTGGAATGATTACATCCAAGAAGTCCAATCAGAATATTTAAAGGCTGGTGCAGATGATACAAAAACTATTGTTGAAAATATTGAACATAAATCAATTGAGTGTAAACTATTAGATAAATATGAAATTAAAAGATATTGTTGCAGAAGAATGGTTCTTGCACACGTAGACCTTTGTGAAAAAATTTAATCAGATTCAGATTCAGATTCAGGCTCAGGTTCAGATTCATCGTATAATGCAGACGAATTATCTTTTATAAAATCATATAATTCACTGCCTAATTTACATCTATTTATAAGCCTAATATTTGTATATGCACCTGCATCTACATCATATTGTTCTAACAAATCAAAAATAATATCATTAATTTTCATATTATACTTATCATCAAATTTTTGACGAAGTAAATATGGATCAATTTCTTTAACTTCTTTTACCTCTTTTACCTCTTTTACCTCTTTTACCTCTTTTACAACAGTTGATTTTTCTATGATATTTACCCAACTCATTATATATTATATAATGGTCTTTCTTTATGTGAATTGTCATAAACAATTTTGGCAAAACCATTAAATATAATATCATGATTATTATTATCAAAAATCTTATCCGATAATTTATTATTTAATTCTTTAAATATATAATCTAACATTGATTCAATTTCATCACCATAATATAATAGCCATGCATTAAAATTTAATTTTTTTCGAGATTCTTGTACTTTAAACATATAATAATATTATAAAAAATAATATTTAAGTATTTTTGGTTTGACCTCTGTTTTTAACACGTTTTAATGTTGTTGCTTCTTTTGATTCCCTATTTGCATAAATATAATTAGTTACTTCTCGTGCCTTAGTTGAATCTCCTTTGTAATATAATATTAAACTATTTTCAATATATTTTTTTGACATACCACATGTTCTTTTTGATACATAATACTTAATTTTACCATCACTCAAATTAATATCTTTATCTTGAATTTCATTTTGTTCCATATATCCCTGAATCTCTAACCCAACTTCATTTTTTTTCTTTTTTATTTGTTTAACAAGTTTACTTGTTTGTTTCAATTGATCGTCAAGTGTTACCCATTGTTTAATATCATTGATAAAAGTTTGTGAAATATTATTACTCATTATAATTATATATTTATATATAATTATTTATTTAAATACAATATATATAGATAATGTTTTGTTTTGAAAATCACAAGGATTTAATAAAAATGTATGAATATATAAAAAATAATAAGAGATGTATCAATGAAAAAATAAAGTTATTGAATTTAAAACCAATGAAAATATTAGTTACAAATTTTATAACAAAATTTAATTTCCCACAATTACAATCACAAGTATATAAAATTTATAATTTTATGAGATTTAATAAAAATATTAACAGTAATTTAATAGAATATATGTTTATTTTTGCAACAATTACAAATGTTAATGATATGGTTGATTTTATCTACACTGTTATCAACGATAAACATTTTTATAAAAATTTAAAAGATATATTTAAAAGTTTATCAGATATATCAAAATGCATTGCTATGTCGGGTACAACAATGAATAAAAGTCATATTGAAACTATTATTAAATTTTATAATCACGATATTGGTAAAGTTAAAAAAATATTTAAATTATCAACATATAATTTATTGGTTGCATTATGTATGGTTTATAAAGAACCACCAACAACTATTTTTAAAATCAAATTAGGGGCAAAAAATCCAAAGTATATCAAAGGTAGACATACCATTAAAAAAGAATTCAAAAATAAATTTCCCAAAGCAAATTTAAATAAATTAAATAGTGATGATAAAATTGGTGTAATGTATTTTGCACTCAATCATATAAATTAAGACAAGTAACGTTTTTGTAAAAAATAGTTATAATAGCCCATTGAAATTAAAGGAATGGTTGGGCGTTGAATAAATTCTTTCCCATATACACATAGATAAATATGATAGGCGACCCTAAGGCCTGTATATCATATCATACAAATGTTCCTATATTCGTCTCATGGTCAACCATGAGGGCTGATACGCGGTGGAGATAAACTTCCTATTAATTATTTATATAATATAATATTATGAGTATCATTTTTTTACTAGTATATAAATTATAAATTCATCTATCTGTTTGATATTCTATTCATGGCTGCTTTTAAACATAATTCTCTTTGTGTTAAAGGCATGTAAGCATCCATACTATCTGATAGTTCTCGTGCTTGATTATCGTCATCATCATCATCATCATTTGACGAAATATCTTTAAAAGATAAAACAGGAATTGTTTCTCTCATACATTCTGTCTTAACTTTATCTGGTTTTCTAACTTCTTCTTTATTATCTATGAAATCATGAACCACACATGTAGTTAAAATATGTGTAATAATTTCATCTACTGGTCTTCCTCTACATAAAGATTCTTGAATAATTCGCAAACAATAATCTTTATTAGATGTAATAATATTATCCAAATATTCAGGAGTAATCCCCATCATATCTGCAAATATAATAACCTGTTCATCTGAACAGGTCTTTTCTTTTTTGATTTTTTTATCAGTCATTTTTTTATTTAATACTTATATATTAAATAAATTAGAATTCATTTTTTTATACCAATATCTGGTGTATTGTTCTTGTATCAATCAATGTAACTGTACCCATTATAATCAAGAATATTCCAAAAATATATTTTAAAATATGTATATCTGTTTTGACTGCAAATGTAGAACCAATATAAGAACCAATAAATATCATTAATCCTAACATAATACTATAATGTACCTTAACATGCCCTTCTTTATAATATTGATACACAGCAGCAATACTTAGAGGAGGAAGTAGTGCCATTAAACAAGTTCCAATTGCAGTTTTATAATTATTAATAACACCTGAGTGATATAATAATGGTATTAAAATAGAATATCCGCCACCGCCAACAATTGATGTTAAAACGCCAGCAACTATGCCGATTATTGATATTATAAAATAACTATTCATATATAAATTAAGGATATAAAAATTTTTTAGCACCAGCAGCATGTCTTAAAGTTAAAATATTATTATTTCTTTTTTTCCAATCAAATCCAACTGCCTTTTTACTCATAATATAAATATCTCCATGATTTAATTGAAGTTTGACTCTTTCTCCAATTTGAACTGCCTTTTTATACCACTGAAAATGCAATGGCATTGATTCACCAAGTCTCATTCCAATTACAATTCTTCTTTCTGTATCACCGTGAAATCCAA